GTCGTAGTCTGGTGTATCAGGTTCTTGAAGGTATGTGCAAAGAAGCACGACCTACCATCATAGAACCTGATGACCTGCAAGTTATTAGCCCTTGTCTCATCAAGAAAAGGAGAACCTTCACATTACAATCAACATGCGTTGTTTGTACTGGTTGTGGTGGTTCGCCCATTCTCAAATTTTCCAAGGGGGACTTACGGAAAGTAGGATTTCTCAGGTGACAGTCAAAGTGCTGAGTGAATTCCTGCCCCAGTGAAGTCTCTAGGTGACAGTCTAAGGGATACATGAAAGGAATCCCTTGCAATTAGATAACGATATAGCGCCAGTGGAGTGTAACAACACATAGGGTAGTACATATGGCACTACAGTGGGAATGATGCTCCACACATCGGCAAATTGAGTGCCGTTGTCACTGAAATACTCATGTGTGTAAGTACCAGCCCCAACTGTCGGCGTGGTGATATTGGAACCTGAAACGATTCCTGCACCGAAGGAGTGTTGTCCACCAAAGTTGAATATGAATTTGTCCAATGTCTTAAGGATAAGTGAAGAAGTTTTCTCGTCAATTTCAAAGGAATTATACCCTGGTGAATAAGTTGACCCAGAAAAGGGGTTAGTGTTGTAGGGTGCCGAAGGTATGAATTCCCCACCTTGGTGCGAAGCTACAATGGCTGTGGGTATGGATGCTTGAGGTGTGTAGAAGGTGACATCATACTCTACATGCAATTCACCAACGAACAATTCGGTGGCGTTAGAAACCTCAATCCATATGTTGAGGTTGCCAACGTCGTATGTCTTGATATCAGTGCCTGCTGGTTGCGCGTCTACTCGAACAAAGAATTGTTTAAGTTTGGACAAGTCTGAGGTCAGTGAATTGTGGGTAACGCTGGCCCATGGAGCAGTGCGCACTGAAGAACGATATGCCATAAATTGTTGCTTAGTAGTTGGTGGGTCATCTCGAGCATCATAATCTACAGCCATAATGATTGTGCCTCCAATGGCTGTTGGTGAGGCAGACAAGTAGTGAAATTTTAGCATGTTGAACTTATAGGATTCATAGTTTCTAGCAATACTGGACAACCAAGGGAAAATGGCTGGTAGACCAGGATTGATGGGTAACAATGCGGTCTTATTGTCAGTGGGTATAGCGGCAGAGGTTAAGTTGACAATAAATTCACGATGTTTGATTCTGCAATCACCGTTAGGAAGGGAGATAAAATTGGGGGTAGAAGTTTTCAAGGATGAAGCAACAGCGACAGGGGCAGTGCGAGTAACCAACGCATTGCGTGGTTTGGCGAGTCGACGTCGTGGTGCGACACGTCGCTTTTGCTTCGCTACGGGGCGTTTTGGCTTGGCTCGTGATTTCTTACGATCACTCATAAGATTATCGGATTTCGTCAAATAAGTACTTTCCAAGCCCCACGCCCATTGTGGGGCTACTTCCCGCGGGAAGTCCTTGGCTCTCGCCAAGTTCCCGCTGCCACTTTCCGTGCCTTCATTTGCTCAAAAGTCTCCTTAGGTTTATCAACCCAAGTGCCTTTGGCAACCTTTTCGGCTTTGATTTTGTCGAACTGCATCTTCTTCTCCAATGCTGGTCCGGAAAGTGGTTTTGTCTTACGCTTGGTCTCTGTTACTGGCAGAGGAGTTAACTGTCTAGCTGAAGCAGACAATGGTGCTTTTTCCTCTTTAGCATCTAAGGCACTGTCGGTCTTGATCTCGATCTTTGTTTCAAGTTTAGTTTCTGGTAATAAGATTTCACCACGCAGAACCACAGGTACTGTGGTGGTGTGCTCCTTAGCAGGATGGAATTGTGGCATCTGATTCAGATGTGACAAATCGTGGGCCGCTAACCAGGTTAAGAAAGAACCATAATTGAACAGAGGGAGATCGCGTTCCATAACAAGAGACATCCAATCACCTGAGTTTTCATTGGGATATTGCCCTGGCTCGGTATAGTTATGATTAGTAACTAAATGGGCTACCTCATGGTTAACACGAATGGTATCAGTGTTATGCTCCATGACCCAATTGGCAAAGTCTCCAATGATAGGCGTCTTAGCGTCGGACAATTGGAAGGATTGGGCCTTCAATACGACTCGCTGCTTGTGTGTAAGTCCTGGGACCTTGGTTGCTAAGTGAAGCTTCCCAAGTTGTCTGACAATATCACAACAAGAGTCTTGTACGCCATTCCATACCGCGGGGGAGTATACTCTAGCCAAAAATTTGACCCCCAGTTGTCCGCGGTGGACAACCTCACTAGTGAGGACTTGTCCCACGTCAGCAGCTGCCTGCACATAGTCGGTGGCGCAAACATCGGCTGTGAAACCGTCATCGCCACCGTAGATTCCCAAGCCGGCAAAAGCTTGGTCTGCAGGCAACTTTTTACGCAGTGCGCAATAAGCCACAAACGCGTTGCTGAGTGTGTTGAAGCAACTGGTCTCAGGTGAGCCAGATGCTCTGGTGTAATCAGTGTCGTATTTAGTTCCAAACTTACCAGCACCCTTCATTTTGTACTGTTTCTCATGCAATTCCATTAGTTCTGGGTGGTAAGTAGGTTGGAAAGCCCGTAGTAATATGCGTCGCTCAACATCGCGTAGCAAGTTTGAGTAATGACCGTCGAATCGGGAAAAATCAGTGTTAATGACATGGTCAGCATTCTTGCAAACTTCAGCTACTCGTGCCGCAATTTGCTCAGGTTTCTTACCGAAAGCATACCATTTGCGTTTCTTTATGAACTCGGCAGCGTTGAGTGAATACATATACCTTGAATAGTGCACCTTAACCTTAGGCGGTAAGGTTGAGATGACACGAGGATCAGCTATCTTTTGATACGTTTCAGCTTTAAGGAAGGACTCAATACGGTCCTTAAAACTCTCAATAAATGAGCGTTCAATCAATGAGCGTTGGGTTTTCCTGTCTTGTTTCTCATAAACAAAATCCAAGTCAGTGGGTATCAACGTTTGTGCTTGAGAGGCTGGTATCAGGAACTCGACAAACTCGGTGATCTGTCGTTCCATAGTGATAGTTGACCGGAGGACCTTGCTCTTCACCTTGTTAATACGACCCTCAATAGCCGCTTGCTCAGATTTTAAATCACTAGCTGGTGTCAAGGCGGCGTCATATATTGGGGGCATAATGCGCTCCATCTTATAGTTAGAGGGCTCGGCAGCACTCCCGAGATCGTACGAATACCCATTCATGTAGTCAGGGACGGGATAAACGGCGGCAAGTGGTTTATATCCATCCAAACCTTTGAAATAGGCGGCGACAAGTACGGAATCAGAGGGGCTACCAAGGTGGTGTTGGATAGCGCCAATGGTGAGCTCATGACGAGTGGCTGAAACAGCTGAAACTAATAAATCATATTTTGACTGCGTCATGGTGACCCCGGTGTAAGAACCTAAGGGTGCAAGGGATACGTTAACAGTGCCCACGGCTATGTTGCGTATCACAGCATAACCGTTCCTTACGCACTCCAATCGCCTGAGGAACCGGTGTTCTAACTCATTATTAGCGATTAGAGAATACAGGCCTACCCACTGCCGAATTGGCAGCAATAAAATGAGCTGTCGCTCATTGCCCATTCGGCGTCGATCCACAGAATACACACTAGTCCAAGTTACTCCGTTGTCATCTTTGTAAACAGCGGTCAAGGTGTCATGACCATAATCCCATAATTGATGGGAATAACTTGAACCACCAGTTACCTGGTAATGTATTTTACCAGTAGCATCAAAGGTGTAGCAATAATCATCAGATGAATTTGCCCCGTGCTCTGGCACAAGTGTAAATAATAATGTGGGTTGGAAATGTTTGTTGAGCATCTTATTCATGTCAACGTAATAGTCAACATCAACATAACAAAACAAGTCCGTGGATAAAGGCTCGTTGTAAGAGGGCTCAATTCCAACATCCTTAGAGAAAAACCATCCCCGTGACCCGGCTCGTCCGTTGCGTTGATCGGCTTTGGACATAGAGTACTGGAAAACTCGGAACCCGTTGGCTTGTGCAAAGGAATCCATGAATGCAGCGCTGGTTGTGCGAGCCTTTGCTGAATAGCCATGAGTGTGCACACGGTGCTGTGCTACTTCGGGGCAAGGACGGGTGCCAAAGTCACTTCTCAATGAGGTGGTGTTGATGTTTATGTGGAAGCTGTTGGAATGGAGTAACGTGGTGACTATACGGTTCTCTTCATCAGTCATTTTACTTGGCCATAAGTAATTTAAAATATAAAACACTGCTAAATTAATGAGTGATGTTATGATAGTGACTTGAGAAGAGGTAAAAGTATACCAATAAACTTTCTTAGAATGTGCATGGTCACCTAAGTTGCTGACGTAATAATATATAAGGGGTTGTAAGAGGATCATAGGATGATACCAGCTGTGGGGCCGAAGCATCATCGCTGAGAGGTAGGTGCGCATCATCTTGTAATTAGATGAATACGTACAAAGAAGGAGATAAGCTACTAAATGTGCCATGCCATGAACATATAAAGTTAAATAAGAAGAGAATATATAATTATAAGGATGTTCACGTTGATAGTAAAATGTTGTGTATTGGCACTTCATTACGTCAAGATTAACTGGTTCAGGATAGTCGTGGAGTAAGTATATCACAACCAGAGACGAGACAAACGACAGAACTAGGGGCGGCGTGATGCGTCCCAACGGGTGGTTGCCACGTCCAAGGCTGGTTAATAGTATAGAGAGGGAACAGTTGCA